CACATCTCAGGCTGAGACACTTCGTCAAGAGAATCGAGCTTGTAATACCAAATGGAAACGTGGGGGTTAATGTACTCACCCTTAAGGATGTCCATTAACTCCATTTTGATTGTATCGCCACTACCATTACGAACGGTGCCCTCGGAACTCATAGCAACGATCAGGTAATCATCTAATTTGGATGCACCCTGCTCGATTGCACCGATGGGGTCTTCCCGGATGTCACCAGAAAGCCATTCGTCAACAGTTGCGACTTTACAACGAAGACCCTGAAGCTTATCTATTCGCATAGGACGAACTTCAAGGTAAGAGCCAGTAAAGAAATTCTCGATACCCTTCTTAGTCGAGCATAACTGCTGTCGCTTTGCTCTTGAACCAGTAGTATTCTGAATGGAACCTTCGGTAAGGAATCGGAATAGCGGGCCTCTGGCTCGGGTGATAGCCGTACGAATCGGGGACAGGATTTCTTCTGCCTGCTTCATCGTAGGAGCAGTTGTAATTTGGTGAGTGGTGGACGGATCAATATTCAGGAAGTAACCCTGAATGCAAGAACCGTACATAGACTTGGCAGCACCTCTGGAAACAATCAGATATTGCTTATTGACTAAGCGTTTCTTGATTGTTTTATTGACGTACTTGCCGCCGGGACCATCTTTGTTTGGAACGTAGATACTACGCTCGACAAAGTAGTACCAGCCAAAAATCTGCTCAGCCCAAAGTTTGAAAGAATCAAGGAGATTTAAGTCAGATCCATCAGTAAGGGTCAACTCTTCTTCGCAGAAAGATATAAAGCCCTCGACGGCAAGATCGTCATACCATACACCAGGGTTTTCGATCAGGTCGTCAATCCGATTCATCTCCATAGAGATTTCACGGTTAACTGGGATCTCGCCTCTCATTACGGCATCTCGAAACTCGCCGTAATACTTAGGGACGGCAGTGTTCGATAATGCCATTTTGAAATTGTTACTCCTTTTACTTAATCAATTCACTTACTTTGAGCTTCTCCATAGATTTTACATATGCTTTAGCGTCCATCATCACTTCTTTGGTAATATATGTAGTAGAGGTGACTGTCAGTTTTTGTGGGTTAATAACGATAGTCGCTGTAGTTGACGTTCCACTAAGAGTATCGTGTAAGTCCGGAATGGCATCATAGCCACATTTTCTAAAATGTTCGTATACGGTTTTTGATTCGTGAGAAAAATTAGGATCACCGAGAAAAGAACTCACACTATACGCTAATTTAACGGAGCTTTTAAGCCGCGGATTCTCTATGCTTCTACGAAGTTCATCTTCCGTGATGCCGCTTTCGAAATTCTCAGTATAAACTGTCGAATATAACGAATCGTTAAAAGTCTTGAACAGCGTTTTATTGTCTAATAATAGTTGAGCAGTCTCTTTGACTACAGTATCATCAGACGGCATTCTCAACGAATCTTTTGCAGATATATGTTGCACGTTGAAACTCGCTGTCCCCAAAATTTTATTAAGGGGTGTTGGACCAAGATTCTTTACATAACGCGCCGCATCGTCTAAACCATAACTTACATATAACGCACCGGATTTATTTACGTCTAACGATGCTCCGCCAACACGATTAAAAACAAACCCTTTAGGAACCGTTTTGCTGCCATCAGAATTTGTTTTTATAGCTTTATCCGACACTTCTGCATAACGCAGTTTTCCAGTAGCAGTAAGCGAACCATCTTTTTTCTGATACCGACGAACGCCCCATTTCATGCCTTTAATGCCATGATGACGGAACTCATTATTACAGCTATAAACTCGAACGTCCATTTTTACCTCATTTGAAAGTGTCTTTCATGTATTTATAATCTAACAACATATTAACAAGCGTTTTTACATTGTCAGGAATACCAACATGTTTACCATTCAAAGTAACATCGTGTTGTTTAGTATAGGTGTTAATAAATCTAGAGCCTATATCGATAGCGCGTTTCGTCATAATATGCTTTTTCTGACGCTTACGTTCCTTCGTGTATCTGTTTTCCTGATACGGACCGGTTTTGGCATTACTTGGCACTTTACTCTTGCTGTATAATCCATCACTTTTTTCAAAGTATCGTTTCTTACCAGCAGAAGTAAGAGTTCCATCTTTCTTTTGATAGCGCCTAACTCCCCATTTCATACCTTTAATGCCATGATGGTAGAGTTCGTCAGAATGTTGATAACTCCACATATATCCTCCTCTCCCGCCCTAATGGGGGGGGGGGTAAATATTGATTTTTGTTTCCTAATATGTTAATATTTTCTTATTCACAACGAAGGAGTTGATTCTTATGAGTCAATCACTAAGCGAACAGAAAGTATTAAAGAAATTAGGAATTGATAACTTCAGACAATTATCTAAAAAGAAAGTCCTTAAGTTAGCTTCTATGATTCATGAAATGGACCCAGAAGTTGCAAAGAAAGCACTAGAACAATTTCCTGAATTTGAAAAGGCGTCCCTCGAACTTGTAGAAAAATATCATGATTCATTTCTAGGTTTATTAGCCTCGGCTAAAGAAGAAACGGAAAGATTATTCGAAATGCACGAATATACTATCCAAATACTCGAAAAAGAACTGAATGCAGGCGATCTTTCTTTTGAACAAAGAATGGTAATTTTAGATAAAATATCTGAAGTAAATGCCGCCCTTCGTGAAATGCGAAGAGAAATTGCTCAAGAACGTCTTGCAGCATTCATTTCTACGGGAGTAGTGACACTCACAGGTATTCTTGCCTCAGCAGCTATTTTAGGTGTAAACCTGAATCTTCCAAAAAATGATGATGCTGAAGAAGAATATGAAGAGCTTTAATCGTCTTCGTCCTTATCTTCGGGAGATACTTTCCAGAAAGAAGAAATCTTCTTCTTATTATTTGCCTGGAAGATCTTAGCCGATTCTTCTTTGCCCACAGCACGGTCAAGAACGCGTTTTGCAGAATTCATGATGATGCCGGAAACAATCGCTTTTGTTGCTTCTTTAGAAGCAGTTTTGATTCCTTCTTTTACACCTTCTTTGGCACCATCCATGGCGTCCTTACCATAGACTTTGCCGGCTTCCTTGGCAATCTTCAATGCTTTCTTAGCGTAAGTTTTACCTTGCTCTATACTTTTCTTCCCCGTAGTCTTAATATCGTCAACAGAAATCTTTTTAGCTTTGTCGACAACGGAATTAACTACGCTGCGAACTTTGGGGTTCTTCGCATAAATTGTAGCTGCGGCTGCAACCGTCACAACGGCGGCTGTGGTAGCGGCTACTTTTTTTGCAGTAGACCTGCGTTTCTCCTTATCAGCATCGGAGGTCTTGGAGCTAGATGCGTCGCTTTTGCCTCTGGCTCTTGCCAACTGAGCATCAGTTCGACGAACACCCCACTTCATACCTTTGACACCGTAATGGACAAGATAGGGAGTATACTCCATTTTGTAATTCCTCCTATTCCGGGATGTCTTCAGCGTCGCAGTTAATAGTCCATTCGATTTCTGCAATTGCTTCGTCGAATGCTTGTTTAACTGAGGCACTTAAGGTGGGATCGAAAACTTTCTTGACCTTGAGATAGACAAGAGTTTTCGCCGGCTCAAGTCTTGGATCATTACCCAGGAACTCTTCCCAGGTTTGACCGCCGCTATCGTCGATCCTAAATCCACTGGGAGGACCAACTCCAAGCTGGACAAGTCTTGCCAGAGCCGTATTGATGTGAATAACAATGTCGGGATCAAAGAACTCATAGGAACCGCTAGGGCCTAAGAGCTTCTTGATAGACTCAAGAATACTTTCCATACTTCCTCCTTCTGTTTAATGTCGCCATGGACAAGTATCGTTCCGACTGCGGACAATAGGAGCAAGTACCAGCAAGCTCTCGTCTCCGTAATGAATGGCTTTATGAGTATTGTCTGAACAACAGATCAGATACTCCGGATTAAGCAGAAATTCACTACGATAAATGATATCTTCTTTTGTGATAGGATTCATGTGATGGACCATGATCGGACCACAAATTTCCCGATCAGATATACCAAGATCGCAGCCCAAATCTCGGATGATTATGTCTCTGCGAAGAGAGATCCATTCGGGATCTTTATAGAACCGCTGATTAAGCCAACGGTCGAAACCAAAAGTAGCATTACCAACTAAACCATTCAGACGTAAATATCGGTAACGCTTTTCGAAAGTGTCAAGTTGACACAGCTCAGAATAAGTCAGAATAGTCGATCTCATTAGCTTGCCCACTATACTTTCTCAACGCCGCAGCAACTTCTTCATACTTATACTTTTCCTCTTCCGAAATCTTAATTGCCTCGGCTTTAGCCGAAATCAATTCGGTTTCTCGTTCGAGTTTAATACGTTCAAGCCGAGCTGTTTCAGTTCCCAGCTTCAGAAAATGCGTAATGACCTGTGCGGACGCTGTTCCATCACGAAGCTGCTTCTCGGCTGCGTCCATAGCTAAAGCCACAAGCTGTTTCTCTCTACCCTCAGGAGTTCTGGCTGGAGGATGTGGGGTCTGATCGATTTCCGTTTTAGCTTTCTTCACCCTTTCAGCCTCCTCTCGTAGAATTATGTAGAACTATGCTTTAGGTTATGAAGACTTTCGTAACGGTTTTAGAACACTTTTGCACTAAAAAGAGACCACAAATATACACTCTTACGGGAGGCCTGCCGAAAGAAGAAAAGAAAAACAGGCAGAGAGCTACTTGTGGGCTCCTTTTAGTGCAAAAAATAAAGCGTCAGCCCTCAAAGAGTTTCCAGGAATTTTACCCCCGGAGGAATTTTGAGG